CCCGCCTGCTGCGCGACACTCTGCACCTGCAGCTTGCTCTGCGCCTGAATCTCGGCCTTCAGGAGATCCACCTGCGCCTGCACGGCCGCGATCCGCTCCTGACTCGCCAGTTCCAGTTGCTTGACCTGCACGTCGGCCTGCGCCTTGACCGTCTCGGTCTCGATGATCTGGGTCTTCGCCTGTAACTCTTTCGTCAACAGATCAATGACGCCCTGCGCCTGCGCCATCTGCTGCTGCAACTGCTGGACATTCGGCCCTTGCTGCTCGCTCTCTTCCTGGAACTGCGGCGGGAGCGTCTTCTTCGCGATGGCAGCCAGTTTTTTGGCCCCCGGGAAGTCGAGCTCGTCCAGCCAGTAGGGCGCGAGAATCGGCGCCAAGCCCGGCGCCGCCTGCATGATCTGGCTGATCGCCTCGGAGGTCTCTTCGCGTCGGGTCGCATAGGACTTCCCGACCACCGCCTGCACCGAGAGCTGCGCCGACTTCAAGTCGATCATCTGCGCGTTGGGCGTCCCTGGCGGCACGGCCTGCGGTTGCCCGTTCTGCTCGACATACGGGATGTTGATCATCAGCGACTTGCGCTTCTCGGCATCGTCCAGCGCCGGCACGATCCGCCCCGGCCGGTCGTAGATCCGGGGAATCAGATCCTTCAGCACCTTGCCTTCGTAGAGCATCGAGATCGATGCCAGATTGTCGAGGTACCCCGACGTCCCGACTTCCGCCTGCCCCTGCAGCGCGCGAATCGCGATGCCGGAGCGCTCGTGCGGGTCGAGCTGCCCCAGGGACACGGGCGGCATGTTGGTCGTGGCGTGGAGGTCGTCCTTCGCGGCCGTCGCCGCGAGCGTGACCGCCTGGATCGCCGGCTCGGCGACGTTGCGCTGCGGCGGGGGCGCGGGCCCGCCCGCATACGTCGTCAGCCGATAGGGGAGATACGGCAGGTTCCGCGTGTTGGCCTGCTGCCACCACGTCTCGTAGCCCTCGAGCTGGCCATCGGCAATCAGCCACTGTGCCCGCGGCGCGAGCCCCACCGCTTCCACCTGCGCCGAGCGCATGTAGTTGTAACTCTGCTGCGCATCGCGCGCGAACTGCACGATCCCCGTCCAGCGCCTGGTCCCGTTGATGTTCGATTCGTCGCCCACGACCGGCACGATCGGGATGTAGCAACCGTTCCACTCGCGCGCCGGCTCGAGCTCTTCGACCCCGTTGATGAGCGACCAGAAGACCGTCCGGCCCGTGCGAATGGTGCGTCTGGGCAGCGCCCCGCGCTCGCGTTCGACGGTCTGGAGGATCTCTTTGGGGATCTCCGACTCGAGCGCGGTCGTGCCATCGGGGAGCAGGACCAGCGTCTGCGACTCGTCGCGGACATCCCAGTATTCCGCCACGCGAATGCTCAACCCCGCCGAGCCGTCACTGCTGGTCACCCAGCCGGGGATGTCATTCCCGACCGAGGTGAGTTCCTTGTCGGTGTAACTCGCGAGCTTCGATTGCGGATAGCGCTTCTTGTAGCGCGCCAGCGGGACATCCTGGGTGAGCAAGGCAAACTGGCCATCGGACCAATCGGGTTCTTGCGCGAACGGATCGAGATACACGCTCGCCTGATTGAGAATCCGCTTGTAGACGATCTTCTGATCGAACGTCCGGTCATTCACATACTCGGTGAGGATGCGATAGGCCCCGAACCCGCACTTGGCCGCGCGCTCGAACGCCCACTGCCGCGCCAGATGCGCCCGACTGTCGGCCTGAATCGCCCGCGCGATGTCGGCATACGCCTGCGCCACCAACTGCGAGGCATCTTCGCCGTCCGGCGCGAACGACAACCCCAGCTTCGCCTGCCGCCCGGTGTTGATGATCTGCTGCACCGGCCCGCGCAGCAGGTTGAACTCCAGGCACGGCCGCGCGCCAATCGCCGGGAAGCCGCCGCTGGCATCGGACCCTTGTCGGCTGCGGCGGATGTCCTCGGGCCACTGCGCTCCCTTTTCGTCCACGAAGCGGAGATCGTCGACTTCGCGGGTGCGCTGGTCGCGGAAGGCCTCGACGCAGAGATCGAAGCGCTCCAAGGCGAGGTCGTGGGAGGCGACGGGCGGGGCATCGGGGTCGGTCGGCGTCTCGGGCGGGGCGGAGTCAGTCGCCATTTATGACTCTCCGGCGAGCTGCTTAATCGTCTGCATGATCTCGTCACGATCTGGGGCCACCGCAATCGCTCGCGCGAGACACCGACGCTTATACGCTTCGATTGTCTCGTAGAGATCCCGCCAGTCTTCGACGGTGGCCGGAAGATTCTCCAGACGACTCAGTTCTTTCAGCAGGTGATGTTCTGTCACGGCGTCTTCACTTGCTGCCCTTCTTACTCATCGCCGCCACGGCTCCGAAAAAGCCGCGCTGGGCCTTCGTCAACGGATGGCCCCGAATTTCTTTGTCGTGGAGGATCTGGCGCGCTTTGCTCGGCGAGGGCGCGTCTTTGCGTTTAGAAGGGAGTTTACCCATAGCGACGGACCTCGACATTCTCGCATGCGCTGTCAACTACGACATCCACGCGGTCGGCGAACGCAGCACCGGTTGCGCCTGGAGCTCCGGTTTCTGCCGCGGCACCTGATACCGCACCGCCAACCCGCGAAACGCATCCGCCCCGTGACTCGCCCAGTTGTGCACGGGCGTCCCAGTGAACTCTTGCAGCCGCGTGTTGAACATCTTCCGGTACTGCCGCAGCGCCTCAAGGCCCGCCGCGCATTTCGTTTCATCGAACCAGCACCGCGCCAGGACCAAGCGCGCCTGCTCGATGCCGTCGATCACGCCGAGCGGTGCCAGTGGCTCCTCAAAGCGTAGCCCGAGACCCGCCGCGACTTCCTTGCGGCTCTTTCCCGTCCCAAGCTCCCGCACCGCGATGTCGTGCGGCGGATAATGCTTGCCGTAGACATACGGCTTCTCTCGGAGCGTCCGCACATAGTGACTGAAGCCTTCGCCACTCGCTTCGTAGTAATCAATCACCCGGATCTCGCCGCTGCGGAGCGATTGTGAGAACCAGATCGCCATCGAGTCATCCATGCCCAAGTCCCAGTCGGTATCGACTAACACCGAAGCGTCATAGGGCACGCGGGTAATGCGCCCGTCTTTCCGCGCGGCGGCGAGTTCTTTCGCGAACCACGCGCCTTTCACGGCGGCATCGACCGAGAGATACCACTCCTGATCGTATTCGTCCTGGGTCATCAACCCTTTGCCGACCAGGGCGCGGTCATCGGCCATCGCCTGCTCAAGCAGTTTGATCGTCACGCCGTCTTCAGTGGCGAGCGACACATCGATGTCCTGCCACGCACTGAACCACGCGGCGTCGTCTTTCGCCGCCTGATAGGTGTCATACAAATGGTCTTTGCCTTTGATCGTGCCGGCGAAGACCGCATACCCGAGGTGATCGGCCAATGCTTTGGAGAGGACTTCGGAAAAGATGTGGCGCGGCTGCTGGCTGTATTCATCGAAGGAGAGCCCTGAGAAGCCGGCACCGCGGAAGGAGTCGGGGTTATCGGCGCCGAAGAGTTGAAAGCGCGAGCCGTTCGGATACTTGATGACGAGTTCGCTTTCATTCGGAACCGCACCTTCGACCGCGTTCGCGTAGTACTTCACCATGTCCCACGCGACGAGCTTAGCCTGACGGAACGTCGGCATGACGTGCCCGTAGAAGCGATGGCGCAAGAGGGGTTTGATCTCGGCGTCGGTGAGCGAGGGCATGAGATGACGCAGACGCTTGGTTTCCCACTCGTGGTCGAGCGCGGCGCGCTGGTGATGATTGACAATGCAGGTGGTCTTGCCGATGCGGCGATGCAGGACGAGCGCGGCCCAGCGGCAGTGCGAGGCATGGAAGCGCTGCGCCCAGCGGCGCGGTTTGTAGGGAATGGTGATGATGCGCTCAGGCACTTACTCCATTACTCCATCCAACGATACGTGATATCGCCACCGTGTTCGATCCGCTCCGTCAGGAGCGCAAAATGTTTGGCCGCCATCTCGAGCGCGCGGAGCTTGTCCCAGAGTTTGACTTCGACGACATCTTCCTGCGTGTGATCGCCGACCGTGAGATTCTTTTTCGTGGTCTTGATCGAGGCGATGCAGGCGCGGATATTCGGCGGGAGCTCGCGCAGTGGTTTGAGTGTGCCGGCCTCACTGAACAGGGCGCCGGTATCGCTAAAACTCAGGCGGCGGATTTCCTCAAGGACGCGCACGGCGGTGAGGTCGGCGGCCGCGAGCTGTTTGGCCTGGCCCTCGGCAATCGCCGCCGCGATGCCGTCATTTGCCGTCAGGCGCGTCGCATTTTTCTGCGCCCAGTCCGGACTGTAGCCAGCACGAATCGCGGCCTGCGTCGCGTTGAGGTCTTTGAGGTATTCGGCGACGAAGCGGGTTTGTTTCGGGGTCATGGGCGCAACGATTGTTCGACGGCGACGGCGATCCGCTCGAGCGCGGCGTGCACCGCTTCCAGCATCCGGACGCTGCGATAGCCGAGCAGCGTCACCACGAGGCCCACGAGCAGCACGAGGCCGAGGAGACTCAGGGTCATTCAGACCTGTTCCGCTGCAAGGATTCGCCGCGCGATCCATTCTGCAATGGCAGGATGCACGCTGTTGCCGATGGCTCGATTGCGCTCCAACCGATAGGGAACCCCATCAGCGTCTCGGTAAAGTGCGGATGGATCCGCCAGCCGTGCTCTGTAACCAGCTCTTGAATCCTCGAAACCGTCGAACGCTTGTAACGGCCGGAATGCTCGTGTAATGGAATCCCGAAACCCCGGCCGTCCATTGAGGCGGTTGGCGTAGGCCACAATGAACACTCGTCGTCGTGTGTGTGGTGCACCAAAGGCGCACGCTGGAAGACACGTCCATTCCGCATCGAACCCTCGAATGGCCAAATCGCTGAGAATACGTCCCAATCCTCGAACAGTGAGCGCTGCGACGTTCTCCACGACGACGTAGCGTGGTCGAATGAGGCCCACGATTCGATCGAATTCTCGCCACAAGCCGCTGCGCTCTCCAGCCAGTCCCGCGCCGTTTCCAGCGAAACTGATGTCTTGGCAAGGAAATCCACCGACCACGACATCAACTCGTGGCAATCGCTCAATGGTGCGCACGTCGCCGTAGCGCGGGACGTCGGGCCAGTGCTTCGCGAGAACGCAGGAACAGTAGTCGTCAAGCTCCACCTGCCACTTGATCTCAAAACCTGCCCGTTGAAAGCCAAGATCGAATCCTCCGATGCCTGAGAAGAGGGAACCGACCGTCAGTGCACGATCTTTCCTAATTGACATAACCCAAGCGCTTCGCTTACTCTTGACCTATGCCCAAACAGACATCGCCTCGCTGCCACTTCACGAACTGCCGCAAGCCGGTCACGCATACCGTTCAACGCTTGTGGAAGAGCCAAGGCAAAACGCTCCCGATGACCTACTGCTGCGAAGCCCATATTCCGGGCTCGCGATCCGCCGAACTGCCATCATGGGTGCAGGAACGGCTTGCGGCGCGCCCGTTCTATCACGTTGAACCCCTCCCCGATGCCACGTAAAGACCCCGCAGCCGTCACGCTGGGACGTAAAGGCGGCAAAGTCACGTCCGCCGCCAAAGCCGCCGCCGCTCGCGCAAACGGCAAGCGCGGAGGCCGCCCCAAGAAATATCCGCGGTCATAGCGGCTGCGCCGGCCCGCCATCACAGAACCCGGCTACGGTCGGACAAGACGGCATCATCGCCGTCGTAAACCGCACCAGATCGGCTTCGGTGACCACCGAATGATAGCTCTCATAAATCCCCCACTCGAACTTCACCGTCAACTGCTGCATGCCCGCCCACGCTGGCGGCGCGCCCAGATCCGTACGGCCGGCCAATCGCACCGCCGTGCTCTCCAAGCCGACGCCTTCCGCGACCGGATCCAGAGTGCTGATCGTGTTCCCCCCTTGCGCGAGGAGGCCGATCGTCCCGTGCGCCTGACACCACTGCCAGCCGCCCATCTCACTCGCGTAACTGATCGACCCGTGGCCGGGCGTGAAGTGCAGGTAACAGTGGGCGGCCGGCGCGGCGGTGCGCACTTTGCGGATCGCGTCTTTGCAGTTCTCTTCTTCGATCGCTTTGTCGCTGTTGCCTAATGGCCCATTCATTTCCCACACCGGGAAACAAATCGGCACCAAGGCGGCATTCTCCACAAAGCTTTGACAGAGTACCCACGGATTGCGATCGTCGGTCGCACACACCACCGGGATGATGCCATCATTCTGCAGCTCGGTCAGATCGCGAGCGACACGCGCGGGATCGTCGGCGAGCTCGGGGTAATCACTGGCATAGGGGAGGCCGGCGCAGTTGTAGACGAAATGCGTGTAGCCGCGTTGGAGGTACGCCTGACGGATCTTCGCGCGCCACGCATCGTCGTAA